TTCATCGGTGGTAAAGGTTCAAAAAGAACTTGACTTTGTGGAAAATTATGATAGTGAAAATATCTACCAAGAACCACGACAGGATAGATTTGATGAAATTATTGATCTACTAAAGACTCAGAGTATTTATGGAGAAGATAAGAACATAACTCTTGGTGTAGTGGATGTACCTATAGAGAAGCAGATATCAATCGATAAGGCTTCAACTCAAGGATTGACATCAGAAACCTATGAGAATAATAACGAGAATAAATTAGACAAGTTAAGGAAATTAAGACGTGGCAATTAAACCCATAACCAATACAAATGCTCCAAACGAATCGACAATTAATCGAGCCGAACAGACAAGCATACGTTCTGAAAAAGGTAATTCAAAAGTTGTAATTAAAAAGGGAACTGGTCGTAATGTAGGTAAGGGAATGTCAATTGGTTTGACTGATATTGACACTACTGTGATAAGACATATGCAAAACGTGATGAAACCAGTAGTTAGAGAGTCTAATGAAATTATTAAAGTACCTGTTATGTATGGTAATGAAGAAAGATGGAAATCCATAAGAAATCGTGGAGTATTAAGAGATAAAAACAATACAATTATATTACCCGTTATCGTGATTAAAAGAACAGGTGTTGCCATGAATGACCAAATGCCACTTTCATTTGATAATGATGTTAAGGGTAAATTCATCAGTGTAGTCAGATCAAGTAATGGTTGGAGTAAAAACAATCGATATGATAGATTTTCAGTACTGACTGGACAAAAACCAGTAGAAGAATTCATAAAAACAGGTATGCCAGACTTTGTAGTCTGTACGTATAACATCGTAATGATGACTGCTTTTATGGAACAAATGAATGATTTAAACACCATAATGGTAGAACACTTGGAAACTTATTGGGGTGATTCAACAAGTTATAGATTTTTAACGGCTTTAGAGGGTGATATATCTAATGAAGTTCAAATGGAATCACAAGGTGAAAGATTAATTAAAAACGAATTAACTATAACGATTAAGGGATATATGATACCAGAGTTTACTGATAACGTATTTGGTAAAACTGCTGAAATGAGTAGAGCATATCAATCAAAAAAAGTATCGTTTTCGGAAAAACTTTTATAATTATATATATAAGGTTTTATTTAAATTAACACAACAATGAGGTTATCAACATGGCAAAAGAAATTAAATTTACAGAAGATGAACTAAAATCACTTGGTGACTTACAAGGTAAGTACAATGTAGTTACTAATAAGTTTGGTCAGGTAGCTATTGCGAAATTGAATTTTGAAAAACAACAAGAATCGATAGAAGATGAAGAGTTCAAAATTACTGAAGAACTCGAATCTGTTCGTGCTGAAGAACAAACACTTCTAAATGATATTACTGAAAAATACGGACCTGGTCAATTAGATCCACAGTCTGGTATATTCACGCCATCTACAGAAGTAAAAGAAACTGCTACCGAGTAATAACTGAATAATAAAGTTCTCTTTTGGTTTTAATGTTATATTTATATATGAATAATTATATTTAATCCAAACCTTTCGGAGACTTTAAATGGCTGAAAAAATACTTAGTCCAGGTGTATTTACCAACGAAATAGACCAATCTTTCTTACCCGCAACTTTAGGACCTATAGGTGCGGCAATCGTTGGTCCGACTGTCAAGGGTCCAGTTTTAATCCCAACCGTAGTTAGTTCATATAGTGAGTATGTTAATATATTCGGTGAATTAATCACAAGTGGTTCGGATAAATATCAATTCTTAACATCACATACTGCTAAAGAATATTTACGACAAGGTGGTCCTTGTACAATCGTTAGGGTTGCTGGTAATGATACTGCTAAAGCTACTTCTAATGTAGTTTCTGCTAGTATAACAATGTTCACAATAGAAGCATTAGGTGATGGTCCACAATTTAATAATGCTGTAGGTACATATGGAACAGATGCTCTACTAACACCACAGAAAGAAAGTACACGTGATTGGGCTTCTGGTAGTTATGGTGGAACATCTGATAACTTCCGTTGGGAAGTATCACAGAAAAATACAGCTAAAGGTACTTTTACTCTTTTAATTCGACAGGGTAATGATACGAATAAGAAAAAGAAAGTAATTGAAACACATGCTAATTTATCACTTGATCCAGAATCAACTGATTACGTTTTAAAGAGAATTGGAAATACAACAAATACAGTTGCTTCGGAAGGTGGTGTTGCTTATATACAACCAACTGGTGAATTTCCAAATCAATCAAATTATGTTAGGGTAAGCGACCTTCCTGAAGCTAAAAAAACTCCAAATTGGATAGATGAAAATGGTACTGTAAATTCACCTTATAATGGAAGTGAATCACTTTATTTGCCTGCAGTAGGTACTGGAAGTGCAAATGGTGCATTTAGTGGTGGTACTATTGGAAGTACAGAAGTAGAACACCCATATAACTTTTATGATAATATAAATGCTAGTAATTCACAAGGTGTGGATATGTCAGAGAGTAATGATAGACCATCTGGTGCTTCGGTTGGTGGTGGATATGGCACGGCTATAAGTTTGTTAAAGAATAAAGATGAGTATGATTTTAATCTATTGTTTTTACCTGGAGTTGCTGACCAAGAAACTGATCATAGTGACGTTATAGGTGATGCTATTTCACTATGTGAAGACAGAGGTGATTGTTTCTTAGTTTATGATAATACATTAAAAACCGATACAGTAGCTACGGCTAAAACAAATACAGAAGCACGTAACTCAAGTTATGCTGCTACTTACTATCCTTGGGTACAGATACAAGATGCCACGACAGGTAATAATAGATTTGTACCACCTTCAGTCGTTATGGCTGGTGTTTATCATTTTAATGATACGATTGGACAACCTTGGTTTGCTCCTGCTGGATTAAACAGAGGTGGTATTGATAGTGCCGTTCAGGCTTATAAGAAATTAAGTCAAAGTCAACGAGATGACTTGTATGACTCAAATATGAATCCGATTGCTACGTTCCCAGGACAAGGTGTTACTGTGTTTGGACAAAAGACAACACAGAAGAAAGCAAGTGCCTTAGATAGAGTAAATGTAAGACGACTATTGATTGATGTGAAGAAATTTGTTGCTCGTTCTTCAAGAGGATTGGTATTTGAACAAAACACAAGTGATTTGAGAAATCAATTCTTGAATATTGTGAATCCATTCTTAGAACAAGTACAGGCAAATAGTGGATTAAATGCTTTTAGAGTCGTGATGGATGATAGTAATAATACTCCTGAAACGATTGATAGAAATATGTTAGTTGGTCAAGTATTCTTACAACCAGCAAGAACTGCTGAATTTATTGTATTGGACTTTGTTGTTCAACCAACGGGTGCAGCTTTTCCTGAATAATTTTTTATAAAGTGATATTTATTATCATAGGAGACAAAACATGGCAGAACTATTAGAAGCGAATAAGATATTTTACACACCATATGAACCGAAGTTAAAAAATAGGTTTATCATGGAAATTGCAGGTATCCCGGCTTTTACAATCAAAACAGCACAAAGACCACAGATTACTTTTGACGAAGTAGTATTGGAACATATGAATATTACCAAGTATGTCAAGGGTAAAGGTCGTTGGCAAACACTACAGATTACTTTGTATGACCCGATTGTACCATCTGCTTCTTCTGCCGTAATGGAATGGATAAGACTTCATCATGAAAGTGCTACTGGTCGTGATGGGTATCAAGATTTTTACAAGAAAAACATTACGTTTCAAGTATTAGGACCTGTTGGTGACATTGTTGAAAAATGGACACTATATGGTACTTACATTCAAGATGCTGCGTTTGGTGATTTAGACTTTAGTGCTTCAGAGCCAGTTGAAATCACACTAACGTTAAGGTACGATTACGCTATACTTGAATTCTAAATAGTTTTAACATCAAGGAGTTATAATGTCAGAACATAAGTTCCCTACGGAAGTTATTGATTTACCATCTGGTGGAAAAGTATATATAAAAGACTCACCACTATCATCAGGTAAACTTGAATTAAAATACATGACAACACGAGAAGAAGATATATTGATGTCTGAAAATCTCATTAAAAAAGGTGTTGTTATTGATAAATTGCTAGATAGTTTAATTGTCACAAAGGGAGTTAAACAGGAAGATTTAGTCTTGGGTGATAAGAATGCCGTATTGGTTGCGGCTCGTATATTGGCTTATGGTCCTGAGTATACGGTTGAAGTCACTAATCCAAATGATCCTGAACAAAAAGTAGAACATACATTTGATCTTACAGAATGTCCGTTTAAAGGAATGTCTGAAGATGTTGATTATACAGATAATTCATTCGACTATACTACTGATATTGGTAAGAATAAAATTAAATTTAAATTATTAACTGGTGTAGAAGAAGCATTGATTGAAAAGGATTTAAAACAATCTGCTAAGTATGGGTATTCTACAGACATCACGACAAGATTGCGATATACGATTACTGAAGTTGATGGTGATTCAAAACCTGAAACCATTACTGAATTTGCACAGAATTTACTCGCAAGGGATTCTATAGCATTGAGAAATTACATTCAAGAAATTTCTCCTGATATTGACTTGACATCAGAAATTGAAATAGGAGGTGAAACAGTTAGCGTGTCAATTCCGCTTACTGTTGCGTTTTTTTGGCCTCGATCCGTCTAGTAAATTAGACATACATCAAAGTATATTTTATTTTATATATAGCGCACCTGGCTTTACGTTTGGTGATGTCTATAACATGCCAGTTCATTTGAAAAACTTTTATCTAAGAGAGTTTATGGATTTTAAGAAAAAAGAAAAAGAGCATATCGATAAGTCACAACCAAAACCTCAACCGACCATTCCTCGTAGATTTAATCCAAAATAACTTTCTTTTTGATATTTATTAATACATAATTAACTGAGATATTAATGGCACAAAAAGAAGACATATCATTAGAAAAACAACTTGCTGATGCAAGAGCTGAATATAATAGACGAGTTGAAAAGGGTTTAAGTTATCAGGTAAAACAATTAGCAGAGGTTGAACGATTAGAAAAAAAGATTGCTGCTGAGACTCAATCAAGAACCAAAGCTATTGATGACAGCGTAAAGTCTGCTAAAATATATGCTAAACTATCAAGTGATGTTGAAAAAAGTGAAGCGGCATTAGATAAATCATTTTCAAGTAGAATAGCAAATTTAGTAAAAGGAAATCTTGCTGGTGCTATTCAATTAAAATCAACAAAAGAACATTCTAATTTACAAAATCAATTAAATACTGATGCTAGAGATAATGCAGATATAATTTTAAATAGTGGCAAAACTAATGAAACACAAAAATTATCTTTATTGTCAATCAATGACCAAATAAAAGATGGGTTATTAGAAGAAGGACAAGTATCAGAAAAAATTAATGCCATTGAGGGTTTAAAGGGAAGTGTAAAAGATAAAGCTATTGAAGCTGGTAAGAAATTACTTGGGACACAGAAATCAACTGCAGTAGCTGGAGCTAAATCTGCTGCTGATATGGGTAAATTTAGTAAACTTAGTGCTAAAGCAGCTGGTATATATGCTGTATTATATCAAATTGCTCAACAATTTGCTGGACAGAT